TTGTTCGTGCGCTCGACAGCCGCCACCATGTTACGCATCAGCTCCGGGTTCTGCTGCATCACCTGGTTCACGTTCGGCACGGCCGCCTTGAACATGCTGTTCGTCAGGTGGAACATCATGGCCGAGCCGCCGACCATCATAATCAGCTTGACCTCAGGCGCCACCTGAACCTTCGTCTTGTACTTGTTGTACAACTCCTCGAAGACGCCATCGTAGTCCTCGACGTTCTCCATAGCGTTCTGGGACCATCCGTTCAGCTCCAGGTCGAACGGATCAAACTTGTCGTTCAGGAACTCGAGACCGGTCACGCAGGCGATCAGCATGCGACGCTGGAACTTTATAGAGCGATCGACCTCTATGGAGTAGGTCATGCGCTTGTACTCGGTCCGGACCTCCTCGATGTCCGAGTAGATAGTCAGGCGCTGGCTCGAGGCGATACCCTTCTTGACGAGCCGGGAAATCTTATTCAGCAGGTCGGCCTTCTCGTCCTCGATCGTCTTGTACCCCTCAGAAGGCGTCTGATCCCCGCCACCACCGCCGCCCTGGGGACCCTGCTGCTCGTCGTCCTCGTACTCACCCTCGCCGTCGTCAAACTCCTCAGGGGGTGGGGGCATCGGAGCGTTCCGCTTCCCAGGGTTCACGAACATGTCCAGGCCTTCGTCTGGGGCTGACTCGCGCATGGAAGGCCCTGGGGCACGCTTGGCGAACGGGCTCGGCCGGGCAGGCTTGGGCTTGAAGCTCACACTCTTCTTCTCAGGAACCTGGAACGAAATCTCGTCCAGCAAGTTCTGTTCGTCGTCATTCAACTTCATAGTTGTGCCGTCACCAGTATCGAAAGTGAGGTCCATCTCTAGAACTTTTAGAGAAAAGTCCTCGTTAGCTTTAACGCAGGGGGTCCTGAAAATAATGTTGACAAAAATCAAATGGCGCTTTACAAGGTTGCAAAGATGACGGTCCACGCTCTCATCATCGGTCTGCTCGTGGCTATCCTGGTCCTGCTGGTCCGCGGTAGCCGCTCCAGCGGCTACTCGGGCTCTGAGATCACCATCACCCCGGGCCCCAACGTCCAGAAGGACCCCAAGAGCCTGTTCGAGATCAAGCCGAACATGGAGTGCACCCCAGGCCCGAGTGAGAAGGCCGACTACTACACCATGGGTCTGACCCCAGGTGGCCTGTGCGGCGGCTCGGTCATGGTCCGCGATCAGATGCGTGACTATGCCATCGCCGACGGCATCGGTGGCTCCCTGCTGGAGGATTAGGCCCAAAAAAACCCCTAGTATCTAATAATGAATAAGTACCAGATTCACGTTGACACGGCATCGACATCCAACGTGACGACTGTTACTGGTTCGGCCGGTCAGGCTTCCATTTACAAATTAAACGGGAATCCTTTCCAGCTCACGGCGATCCTTGGAAATCGCCATCGCGCAGTCCGCAGCGTCGCCCTCAAGGACGCTCAGATCCCAGTCGGGTTCTATAACGTCCGGGCCCCGTACAACAGCTTCATCTTGAACACGACGACGTACACGCTGGCCCCGGGCAACTACAATGCGACCAGCTTCATCAATGGTCTCAACGCCCTCGTGACGGCCGGCGTCGGCGAGTTCAGCATCGGGCCCGTATCGAACAAGATCCAGTTCGTATCGGCTTCGGGCACGGTCACGTTCGGAGTCCAGCCCCTGTCCCTCGCGGCCCTCATGGGGTTCACGAACGGCCAGGTCGGCACGAATGTCACGGCGACCAACACGTACATCATCAATTTCGACGTTTACATATCCATCTGGATCGGCGAAGTCGGGACGGCCTCGCTCGACCCCATGCAGATCACGTACAAGGTGCCTGTGACCGGTGGGTCAGGCTCGATCCTCAATTACACGGAGAGCGCCAACTGGGCCCAGAAAGTCATGTTTACGGACCGCTCGAACCGCCTGGACCGCCTGACGGTGACGGTACTGGATCGCTTCGGCAATATCATGAATAATAACGGCCTCGACTGGGCTTTTACGCTTGAAATTGAATCGGCGAACTAAAAAACTAAGTACTAAGTAATGAACATCAACGGCACTCAGGGGAGCCCTTATCAGGGGCTCGTCCAGACGCGCCCTTATGATTTTGGGACGGACGCTATCGAACGTCAGCGTGTGTCTCTTGGTCAATCTCTGATCGACGCGGACTTTGAGTACGGCCTGCAGGCGACCAAGTGGCAGACGTACCAGGAGCTCCGCAAATTCCCGAGCTTTTTCGAAGTTCCCGGGACGGACTTTACCGTCTCGAACGTCCAGGTCGATGGTACACTCGCCGCGAACGTGGTCGTCTATTTTTCATCAAATGCATTTATAAACGTATCGAACGTTACGACGGGATCCGTCATCTCCGTGTCCGGTCTGTCGAGTTCGGACCGCAAGTCAGGTCGGGCCGAAGGTTTCTTTCTGGTCGCGAACGTGAATGCCACTGCCAACACGTGCAACTACATCGCGCGCGGCCAGATTCTGTCAAGCCTTTCGAACATTTCGACGCCTTACACCACCATCCGCAAGGGCGGCATCTTCAATTCGTCCCAGATGGAGATCCCGGTCGCTTTTATCAGCGCCGATACCACCCCGGGTACGAACGTGTCTATCCGCACGTCTAACGCTCACGGCCTTGTGGCCGGTACGCCCATCACCTCGAACGCCGCCGGCCTGACGTTTAACGGAAGCTTCTTCGTCTCGAACGTCCTGACCGCCAACACGTTCAACGTCGTCTGTGACCGGACCGTGACCGTCAGCCTGGGCGCTTCGAACATTTACCCTCAACCGTATTCTTACACGATCCACCGCCCTTACGACGGCGGCGTGATCCTGGGTACGAACCAGCCTTCGCACGGCGCCGCGATCGTCCGTCAGTCCAAGAAGGTTTTCCGGTACCAGTCGGGCAAGGGCCTGCTTTGGTCTTCCGGGACGCTCTTCGCGCCCAACAACGACATCGCGGCCATGACCGTCTCGGGCACGACGATCACCATCACGACCGATATCCCCCACGGCGCCCCACAGAACGGCGCTAACATAGTCATTAAGGGTGTCGCTTCACCTTCGACCATAAACGGAACGTACACGATCGCATCCATCACGGACTCGAAGACTTTGTCTGTAAATTCAAGCATAAATTATCCGGGTGGCACGGTGATCCAGTTTGCCGAGCAGCCCAGATTCATCATATCGGCATGGCATGGCGCCTCTGTTCGTGTCGGTACGTTCGACGACCAGAACGGCATGTTCTGGGAGTTCGACGGCCAGACTCTTTACGTGACTCGTCGCACGTCGACGCTTCAGATGGACGGGTATATCACGGTCGATCCCCGTGGTCAGCTCATGACGGGTCAGATTACCGCGACCAACGCCGGCACCGTCTCGTCGGCGACGGGCGTACCGGCAATTCCCATCGGGTCTTCGAACGTGAGCGTCACGGGCCTCAATCGAACCCTGGCGGTCGGCGACTGGGCCTACACGCTCGGTGGGTACGAGTCCCTCGGGCCCGTCTGGGTCACGGCGGTCCAGACAGCCTCAGCCGTCACGTTGTCCTTCACGCCGTCGACCGTCGCCTTCGCGGCCGCGGGCGACTTTACGTCGACGACGTTCAACACCTCGAACACGCGCTTTGCCGACCAACTCAAGGTGGACGATCGCTTCGTCATCCGCGGCATGACGCACCAGGTCGTCCAGATTCAAGGGCAGGGTCTTCTCTCGTTCAACCCGCCGTACCGCGGAGCTTCGTCGATCACGGCGGCGGCGCCCATCAAGGCGTGCAAGGTTAAGGATCTGCGGACGCCTCAGAACCTGTTTAACCGCGACACGCTCGACGGCACGGGAGCGTCCGGCTTCAAGTTTGACGCCTCGAAGATGCAAATGCTCGGGCTCCAGTACACCTGGTACGGTGCAGGTTTCGTCGACTTTATGATGCGCGGCGTCGATGGCAACTGGGTCTACGCCCACCGCATCAAGAACAACAACGTGAACGACGAGGCCTATATGCGTACCGGCAATATGCCCGTCCGCTATGAGATCGTGAACGAGACGGCCGCGGCGGCGACGACCCTGGCGGCGCACATGGGACCGACCGACACTTCGATCAGCGTCTCGGACGCCACCACCTTCTTCCCCTCGTCCGGAACCCTCCTCATCGACAACGAACAGGTTTCGTACGCTGCCAAGACGGCCACGGGGTTCACGGGTCTGACGCGCGCGGCACCTCTCAGCTACAACGTGAACGACATCGCCCGCACGTTCACCGGTACCCCTTCTTCGAACCACGCTTCTACTACCTCCGTGAATCTTCTGAGCGTCACGTGCGCGCCGAGCCTGACCCACTGGGGCTCGGCCTTACTCATGGACGGCCAGTTCGACCAGGACCGCGGGTACTTTTTCAATTATTCCAACACGAACATCGTATTGACCGCGTCTCAAACGAGACCGGCTTTTGCGATCCGCCTCGCGCCTTCGGTGTCGAAC